CTTTTAATTGTTTAAGATAATTGTCTCTATAACTTGTCGTCCAATTTGTTTGGTCATAAGCATCTTGAACACTTTTTGCATATTGTGTAGCTAAATCAGTTAAGGCAGCAGTAAGCGAAGTCATTTCTTCTGATGCAAGTGTAGCAAGGGCGGTGTTAGCCTCTATTTCTGCTCTCTCAGTAGCCCCAGCCTGCTTTGTTTCTTCAAGTTCTGTCTCAAATTCATATCCTCGTTCAGCCGCTTCTAATTCTTGACCCGCTTCTTGTTTTGAAAGTTGCGATGTTTGCCCTGCTTCTTGTTTTGATAATTCTGAAGTTTGCCCTGCTTCTTGTTTTGATAATTCGCCTTCAATCGCTCCTGACTGTTTAGCCAATCCCCTGTCCTGCATATACCCAGCATCTTGTTCGGCTATCGGCAGAGCTGCGTCTATAGCGGCTTTTTCGCTTGCCTGAGCAGCCATAGACGAATTTAGAAGACCTCTTTCATTAGCTGTTTCTAACCCGCTTGCTCTTGCAGAAGTCATATATTTACTGCCACTATCAAGCAGTGAAGTTAAAGTCCCAGATACAGTTTCAGATTCAGTTGGTTCATATTCTTCTATATTTGGATCTGAAATATCTGTTGCTTCATCGGTGAGTTTTAATGTTGCATCTGCCATAGGTTACTCCTTATTAATTACTACACATATTATTCTGTCAGTAATAGCTTAATAGACTCAATTTCTTTGTCTATCTGCGATTTTAGCTGTTCGGTTATAGCATTTAACGCTTGAGTTAATCCTAATGATAAGTTCTTACCAAGCGTTTCTTGTAATACTTGTGTTTTAGCACTGTTGTTCCTTGCCTGCTCACTTGCTTTTTGTGTAGCAATAGCCCTGTTTTCGTGTCTTGCCATGAAAGTATAAAGCCCAACAATCGCACATTCTGAATTTTTCTTTTCTGCTTGTGTTATTTCATTTTGCCATGTTGTTGTAACCCATAAGCCACATTGTTCTTTTACACATTTCTTACAGGGTGTGATTAATCCATTAAACATTTTTTTAATCCAAAGACGCAACTATACAATTATAAGCTGCCGGCCGCCATGCAGCATCCGCAGTTATACTGCTTGATGAGGCTGCTGATGTGTCCCCTGTACCACCTGCTCCGGTTGCTCCTGTACCGCCAGCCGTTGTTAAAGTTCCTGTTTTTGTCGAAGTTTGCGGAGTAGATACTATATAACTTTGAGCTGTAAATGATGCACCATCAGCGTCTTTAAAAAAAAGATATCCACTTCCCCCGCCAATTGGTACACTATGCGTATGACTTGGGCCGGTATGAGTATGGCTTGGGCCACTGTGTGTATGTGCATCAACTGTTATTCCTGAAATAGTCCAAGAGCCTGTACTATGAGCGCCCCCTCCTGTTTGCCCACCAGCACCAGACCCTTTGGTCACAAATACTAACTTGTCGTCAAGTGCTGTATCAATAGACCATCCTGTTGGAGCAGTATCTAAATAAAACAACATCTTATTGACATTGCCGGTAGTAAAAAATCCATTAGATGTTAGGTCACATGCTGTGTTTATTTCGGCTGCGGTTGCATTAATACCTAATAAAGCTAACGCAGCTATTGCGCTTTTAGCTTCTTGTGCAGTCCCGCCTGAATTAACAAAAATTGGAAGGTTCGCATTTCCTGCAAGGGTTGCCATTTTTATAAAACCAGCTTCTATGGCATCAAATTCAGCTCTCATTGTTGCAGACGCACCATGTGACCCTGTTGATGGAGCACCCGTGCTATCATAGTATTCATTGCTCGGCATTTTTTACCTCTTGTTTTTCATTATAGTATATTGTAATATAGCTGAACCAAATCGAGTTTTATTATAATAATCACCTTTAGAATATACTCTTAAAGATACATTTACACCACTGCCTGTCATGTCTAAATAGATTGGAGATAATGACACACCATCCCAAAAAAACGAGTCCCATGTAAATTCGTCCCAATTTTCACCGGACAAACTTGTTGTTACATCCTGATCGATTGGCTGGGCTGTATATGCTGAGGAATAATCTAAATAATATCCAAATTTAAACTCATAATATCCCTCGCCCTCAAGTTCTAATGTGCTTTTTCTGTATCGTTTTATTTGAGTTGAATTTTTTGAACTATTAAATGCTAAGGTAAAATAGGCTTCTATGTCTTCTCCGTCAAAACTCGTGCCTTTTTCCATTTGATAAACATATCCGTCTGAATCACCAAAAAACCCAACCTCATTCCCACTGCTTGTTTCTCTGACATCAATACATTCTACAGTATGGCTAAACATAACAGGCATCATGCCTGACACAGATTCATTGTCTAATGTAACATATAGTCCTGAATTGTCTGAAAAAAAGAGACAGTATTGATTTTTTTCTCGTATCACACAAGAACTTAAAACGCTTGTAAGTTTAGTTGTAAGCCATGGAAGGACTTTTTTACTTATAGCTGATTCTTCAAAATTACCGTATTTTTCTGTTGTGCCTAATGTAGTTATGCCCCTGTCGTCTAACATTAAAATAAAACCGGCAGTTTGCTGTATTGTGTATGGTAAAGCGCCTGCACCTTTTTTAAAATGTACGAGTGCCCATGAAGCCGCTCCAGTCCCATATAGTATGCCTATTGAGTTGCGTGTAAATATTATTAATGTCGCAGTATCAGCATCGCCTGGTTGAGACATAAACCCTGTAACATCATCGCCTAATGCTATTTCACCGGCTCCAGTCAAAGGCGTCCATTGATAAGGAAATCCAAGACTGGAGTGTTGAACAGACCCAAGAAAAGAAAAAAATAAATGATTCTGATGGGCTATTACATGAACTGGCGCATCTGTTGTCATGCCAGTATTTATTGGTACAAAAACAGTACCATCAAACTCAAAACCACGATTTAATCCGTCACAGCCATAAAGCCTTGTTGTAGTTATACTCCCCCCGAAATTAGCTATTTCAAATTCAAAATTCCCTCCTGGGATTGCAAAAGTAATGGCAGAGCTATCAGCCGATATGGTAGCAACATCAAGGTCAGCTCCTACTTTTAAAGTTTCAGATTGGAAAGTGCCTGTTTGCGATGCAAATATAAACCTGCCAGTCGCATCTGCTCCGGCAAAAGTCCCTGTTTCATGAACAACTCTTGTTACTACTGCTGTTGCTCCTGATATCTCACCTTCAATTGTCATACCGGCTGTAACAACAAATGTCCCGCCAGACGTAAACTCCAACTCAAATCCAAGATCAACCTGAACCCATCCAGCAGTACTGCTTTTATACATATCAATAGCAGTCCCGCCTGCATTATTTCTAAACGCATATTGTACGTCTTTATATGTGACTACTCCAAGTACGGAGCCAGAACCAGGAACAGCCGTAATATCAGCACGATAAACATCTGCTGCAAGATTTTTGTATTGCGCCCTTAAGATAGGAGTATCTGCACCATCTATTATTTGGCCTCCTACACACGTTCCTTTAACAACTCCGCCTACTTTTACATTCCCTGTTGTAAATGTACCTGTCACTTTTGTCAGTATAACCTGATCGGTTGGTAAAGCTATGACTGTACCATATGAAGTGCCTGCATTATCAGTTAATACATCTCCAAGAGACACTCCGGTAACAGAAGCCATTAAAACAGAATAAGCTGCTTCTGAAGGGCTTGCCTGTCCATCATATCGCTCATAACCGGATATGGTTTCATAGCCTCCATTGATGTCTTGTGTAAAGTTTTGAGCTTCACGGCATGAACCTACATCCATCGCTAATGCTGGAGTTGCTACGTCATAACCTTTGTCAAAATAAATGATCTCTGCTTTTAACTGAGGAATATTGCTTGACCACATCTCAGTTTGACGTTTACCGTATTTATTTTTAGTCAGATTCATGCTAAACTTTGTCCCCAACTCATTTTAGGCAACTGGTTAAGCTCTAATTTCTTTAAAATACTTTGATATTCATTCTGCCCGTGATGATACGCAAGATTGTCGCCAGAATATGCTCCATAAAGCATTAAGGCTTTCCATGTAATTATCATTTGGTATGCTGTGGGGATTAAAGGTTCAGAAGCATCAAGCGTCATGGTTTGAGCTGTTTTAAAATACTCACCATTAACGGTATAAACTGCGTCTGGGATAGGCCATAACGAAATAGAATCGTCTGGCTTTATTGTGAATACAGTTGGCCTGCCTTCTAATGTTCGGTTACTTCCATATAAATAATTAAACCTAAAATCAGACCAGGGAAAATATATCAGGTATGTTTCATCGGCAACGGCTGAATAAACTCTTACATCATCAGTTTTCCATGCTCCTAAATTATCTAATGAAAGTGTGGTTTTAGTATAGTTTTGTGTTGATGCAACCGTTGAAAAACTAAAATCAGTTTGAAGAAAATACCAGGTTGTATGTAAATTTTGAACGTATTCATATGCTGTAAGAATCCAGTCAACAACTCTGGCCAATTCTCCGGTTTGCCCAATAACAGTTGTGGGTCCCGTCCCAGGTATACCTGCTTCTTGCCTCAATCTCTGACACAAACTTAGAAATGTCATTCATCTTTACCTCTCTGACATAATTGATTCTATCCATTGTCGTCCTATTGGGTTTGGATCATGTATAATACTAAAAGGATACGAAACAGCAGTGCGGTCAGTCATTTGTATATTTTCAGGTCTGGCTGGGTCCATAACTTGCTGAACATACTTAGTTGTTCGGCATCTCGCCAAGGCCTCAACATATTTGCGTCTTACTTTAGATTCAGCACCTCTGACTATAGGCTGGTTCATACCATTCACCATAGGTACTACAACATCGAGTGCTCCATCTTCGGCTGTAGGATGAACTATTATAGTTAGTATTTCGTTCATAAATGATTCTAACTCTACTGATTTTACAAAATCATTTTCTGAAACCTGCTCAATAGGATCACCGGAACCAACTTCTGATAGCGGTATTGATTTGCCTTTAGGGAGGTTCTCGTTTACAATATCTGTATTTCTTGACATAAATACTCCTTTTTGTTTTGGAAGGGGTTTTTACACCCCTCCCGATTTTAAATTAATTTCTACGAAGTAATCGGACTAACCGGCATACAGAAAAAGTCAAGATATGTGTCTGT